CGGGTGGTCGCAGTAACCGTAGATGGTCCCGCCGCCGTGCGTGTATGAACTGTGACCCCTGAAGAGAATGTAATCGGCCTTGTAAGCGACCTTGTAGGAGGCCAATTCGGAGTTCAGGGTATCCAGGGGTTCATTACCGTTACGGCTGGCGTTGAGCTCGCGGACGTCGAGGCTGAAATCCTTGCTGATGACCGGCAGAGGGATGTAGCGCCGGGTAATTTCCACACGGTCCAGCTTGGAGCGCGCCGACATCTTCATGTTGACCTCGGCATCCTCGGTGTCAGAGGCCACATCGTAGGCGAAAACCGTCTTAGCCAGGCCGTTGAACCGCTTGACCAGGCCGCGACTGGTCAAATCGTTAATGCCGACCAGCGTGGGCCGCGCGATCTTGAGGACCGCTTCATCGATTTGCTCCCACTCCTTTTGGCGAAGGCTGGTGGCATTGGCCCGCAGGCTGTCGGGGTTCATGTTGTTGGCCAGGAGGATGCGGTTGATATTGGAAGGCCCACCTTGAAAGACTTCCTTCACCGTGCCGACCATGGCCTGGGAATCGTCATTTTTCATTGAAGTATTCTCCTTCGTTTGTTTGTTTCATCGCGATCCTGCAACCTTCACGATTGCGGCTTTATCCGCCGATCCGAATCGGGCATAAACCGCCCGCGACATCGAGCCCGGAAGATCCGGACATATCGCATGCGGCGAGAGCCTGACCCACGAAAGAGTCGGGCTTGACCGTGCCGATTGAAGTGTCGGTCACAACCTCCCGAAGCGTGCCGTCCCCCTGCGACTCGACCAGGTCCGCTACGGCGATGTTGGCCCCGTTAACGATGCGCATAAGCGCGATATCCCCGTTTTGCGGGAACCATACCTGAACCCGGTCCGACGCTGCATAGGCGTCGGATATAGTCTTGCCTGCCAGCGAATTCTCCAGCGCTATCATCATCGGCTGCACCCGACCTCCGGCCGTTGCGTGTACCGCCACCTGTCCGCTGGAGTTGAAATAAAGCACGTGCCCGGGCGTGATAGCCGCGGCCGCCGGGTACTCGGCGATGCGGGGCTTATCCCCGCCCTCGAGCATGATTGTCTTGAATGCCATTGATCGTTCTCCTTATTTTGAAATTGACACTTTCGGTTAACCTGATCGGATCGAGTCCTTACTTCGCCGCGGCTTCCGGCATCGTGACCTGCGGCATCTTCGGGGCGCCGCGCTTTTCTCCGACCCGAACATTCCCCGCCTGGCCGGAATAGTCCGGATCCGGGATTTCGACCTGGGCGAGTTGGGCCAGGGCTTGTAGCTCGTCAAGCGGTTTGGACTCGAGTTCCTCCTTGGTGAAGCCGCAGTTCTTGTTGGCAAGGAGCTTCTCCGTGATGCCGGTCTTCGCGAGCTTCTCGGCGTTGACGGCGCGCTGCAACACGGACCGAATTTCCGTCGGCGCGCTGTCGATATATTCCTGAGCCGTCTGTGGCTTCGCGGGAGCTGCCTGCGCATTTGCTGCGGCTGCCGGAGCCGGGGGATCGGCCAGCTTGACGATGACGTTTTCAGGGGCTTTCAACCGCTCAAGTTGAGCCTCGGAAAGTCCGCTCAGGAATTCCCGGTCGGACTCCTGGAATCGGGTGCATTCGCAGGCGATCAGGGCGTCGATGATTTGCTTTTTCTCCATTGCGTTTATCTCCTTGTTTTTGATGGTTAACCTATCCTGGTTTTGCTCGGGAAGTACCTCATTGCCGGCGGGACTTTCGACCGGGACATATTCCTTTTTCTGGATTACTTCAATGGCCTCGTCCCCAATCGTCACTTGGCCGTTTTCATCGACATTGTAGGTCCGCCGGTAGAGTTTGCTGGCAACTCTGTTTCCAGTAATTGGGTCCCTTACCGTCACGTGATGAACGAACCAGCCCTCATACGTGTCTTCCACCCAGTTTATCTTCTCCGGCGTATCTTGCTTGTCGGCCCATTGCCTGAGCTGCATGCCGATGTCGTCGAAGCTGGCTTCATTGCCCAGGATGGACGAGACAACCTTCGCGACGGCGTTTGTTATTTTTTTGACCATTGATGGCTCCTCATTTGTTTCGAGTTCGGTCCCGAAGTGTCGATTCAGCAAGGCCCTCGCTTTGTTCTGGGCTGATTCTTTGGCAGTGGCCGGAATATCCGCGGCCAGGCCGCGTCCCCCAAGCACCGCTCGCAAAGCGCCCTCGTTAAGCTTGCCGGTTTTGGGATTGACGACCGGGAACATCATGAGGTCGCGCTCGTTGTCTGCACCGGCGTCGCCGAGCAGGGTCTTGGAGGCGATCCATCTCTTCATCGCGGCCGGACAATCAGCGACGCTTGTCGCCGGCTCCTCGGGCATGCCGCCGTGTCCCGCGTAATAGGCGTCCCGGTAAGCTCCGAATGACTTGTTTACATTCGCCCAACTGCTGCTCTCGGTTCCCTCGAACGTCGGTGTCCGGGCGCTTGATTTGACGTTGAATATCATTACTACATTCTCCTTATTTTTATTCGATCTAATTCCACATCCATCCGATATCGAACAGGCTCCCACCGCCCCTGGCAATATCGCGATATGATCTGGTCGATAATTCGTGAGTGCCGCCTCGTACCTTTCACCCTGCCAGACACCAGGCTCCCCAGTCGCATCGGCATACATCGAAGTCGAAACTTCCAGAGGCTGCCGCGCTTCGATCGCAGCCAGCACATCATTTCCGCCCGGGACAGCTTCGGCCCGCTCGACGTCGATCCAGGCCTCGCCAACTAATCGACCGTTCTCGGCGCGCATAGCCGATGCGAATCCGATACTCAGGCGCTGCAAATAATCGCCGTCGCTGATGGAATGAATAGTGCCGTCGTCATCGAGCGGATGACCGACGGGCAGGGGCACGTTATTCCAGGCGCCTGCGGTGGCCACGATCTCCGCGGCCGGGTAATAATACGTTCCCGCCAGGCCGCTGTGGACACCTTCCACTATCGCCACCATGGGGACGACATAATAACGTCGGCCGGCAAGATTCTCCTCACGGACGGCATAGCCGGCGACGGAGTTGGCTTTGAGAATGCGCAATATCAAACAACCCTCCCCATAATTTGCCTGTTCACGACCAATCGGCCGCGAGTATTGGCAACGGTTTCTTGAACGGCTGGTAAAATTACACAGCGGCAATTGCTTGACAGTATTCCATTGGCGAAGTATACTGTCGGTGAGGTGCTTACATCATAAACCCGGAGGTTGGTCACGTGCTCGATTTCAACGCCCAAGAGGCATACCGTAGATACGTAGCGGGAGAAAACTTGACCCATCTGGCCAAAATCTATGGCCTTAAAAAGGGCGATTCCCTCAAGGCTCGAATTGTCTCGGCCGGAATCAATATCAAAGTTCGGAGAGATACCGGGCGCAGATTGAAAATAGATGTCGCTGAGCTCCTGAAATTTTACAACGCGGGGACCTCCGTTAAGAAGCTGGCGGAGTATTTTGGATGCGAAAGAATCGTCATTGATCGTCGTCTCAAAGAATCCGGCATCGTCCCGCGTAATCGAAGCGAATCCATGTATTTGCGCATGTCTCAGACAACCGCGAAGGAACGCCAGTATCTCGCGGCTCCCGCCCATGCTAAGCTCCGAGGTCAAAAGAGAAGCATTGATGAACTTCATAAACGAGCCATCAGCAAACAGAACATCAAATATGCCTCGAGCCTCGAGCTTGAAGCCATTGAGTATTTCGCGGAATTGGGTGTTGAAGTTATCCCGCAAAAGGCCATCGGGAAATACAATATCGATATTGCCCTGGCATCGGCTCCCGTCGCCGTGGAAATCTACGGCGGACACTGGCATCGAAGCGGACATCACGCCGAGCGTTTCCGAGAGCGCATGGATTATATTATCGATGCGGGCTGGATTCCGGTCATCATCTGGGTAACCAAGAACTTGCCCCTTGAAATCGGGGCCGCAAAATACTGCATCGCCCTCGCTGAGAAATTTCGCCATAACAAATCCGTAAGACGTAGCGAGCATGTGATTGGGGGTGACGGAAAGGCGTGCGCCATTGGCGAATCTGAGCTTATATATCGACCCTGAATAGAACCCCGAGAATCCCTTCAATATGTCCGGCGCAATAATCGCCGTTTCCGCCACAACACAATTCGGATGAACGGGAATAAGATCCTCGGCCTCATCCAACGAATAGATTTTCCCATCGAATGAAGAGCATGTTTCGCAAACGCGATCATCGCCGGCGGTCTTGAATTCGGCCACGACGGTGACCCGCATGTCGCTGTCGATTTGCCGATATTCATTGACGTTGGCCAGGTGATGCGCCCGGATTATCTCCGTTCGCGCGATCAGGCGGGCGCGAGTGACGCCGATCTTGTCTATGCCTGCCGCAATATCAGACATGAGCTCGCGGGTTACTTGCTCGATGCTCTTTCCCTCCGCCAAGCCGCGGGAGATACCGGTGCGCAATCCTTCAGCTATCGTCCGCCGCAACTCCGAATTCATGACGCTCGTTACGGTCTTGAGATCCTCGAACGTGCGCATGTAAAGCATGGCCACGGTCTCGGCGTGAATCGCCATATTGAAGGCGGCACTAATACTTCCCGATGCCAGAGGATCTGTTCCATAAATATCTGGCGGTAATCCCGCTCTGCGCAACTCCGCGCGGGCGCGGCGAATGCCCTGCTGGTAAGCGCTGTCGATATAGGAATCCAGCCAAGAAGTTTGCGATCCCAATCTGCCCCATGGTCGAGAAACGCGGGAGAGAATACCGGCCGCCTCCTCCCCTTCGAGCCATTTTAGGAAATCGGCCAGCTTTTCCGCGTCGCGTTCGAAGGCGAAAGCCTCGAAGGGAATCGGTTGGTTGGTCGGCTGCAGGGGCCGGATGCCGAAACAATTATTATCGACAATGGATATCTTAATGTCTTTTTTGAGGGTGGCGAATCGCCTTATCATCTCCCCTTGGAAACGCGCGCGCAATCCCGAGGTGCGCGTTGGGTCGGTGCGGCTATTCGTCCCCAATGTCATTCCTGGCCCTCGGGTAAATCGCTGTTGGCTTCCTGATCGATCTGTTTCAACCGCTCGAGTTCGAGGCTGATTTCTTCATCGCTCAGGCCCAGTACCTTCTTCTGGACCAATTCGAGCGAGACGATATCGAGAGCGCCCAGCGCGTTAGTGATGGCGGCGATCGCCTGAGCTCGCACGAGCCCGACGTCGGCGACTTCCTTTGCCGATGGCGCCAATAAATCACGCCAGTGGGCCTCTAATGGATTGGCTGGCTGTGGAAGGATGCCCAGGCCAATCAAACGATCGATGAAGGGCCATAAGATTTTAGGCTCGCAATGCCGCTTTTGGCGGTTCTGCATCATCTTCGCCCAGTGGCGCTCATCCTGACTGGAGGCGAGCTCTCCGCGTTCGCTTCCCATCAGAATGCGTTTGGGAATTCCGGTGCCGGCGGCAATTAGGTCAATCTGGACGCCGACATGCGTCGTGGGATCGGCCACCTGGACAGTCAGCTCCTCGATGGACATGTTTTTAAGACGCATGTAGCGCTTCAGACCGTGAACGTAATTTTCGATCTGCTCGGCAAATTCCGTTTTTTGCGCCTCCGAGAATTCGGTGGAATCCTTCTCTTGCATGAAACCCAGGCCCGGAAAAGCTCCGCGCCAGAACATCTCGGATGAGCCACACGCCACGAGCTCGACGTTCTGCAGATTATTGAAGACGGCTTCCAGGCGCGGCGTGCCGGCAACGCGGTTCTTGAGACAATCCTCCGCGATATGGATAATACGAGAGTGATGCACTCGCCGTGTCATCGAGGAGGCGGCGCTGATCGACATCTTGAGATTATAGAAAAGCGGTAGGCCGTAGCGAGGACTCGATGCATTCTGGTCATAAACCACGACCTCCGCCGAATCCTGGTCATATGCGGCAAGGAAGAGTAGCTTGGCCGCCCGTGTCGCCTCAAGCTCGAGATTGGTTGCGTTAGGGTCATCCAGACCGAGGAGCAACACGGCATATTCTCCGATTCCCGCCAGTCGATCCACGGCCGAGAATGCATCGAGCAATGCCTGCGATTTGACCAGTTCCTTCCAAGCTATTTCAAAGGCGGTATCCTTCTCCTCGGTCTCCACGACTTCCGGCATTTCCCCCCAGCATTCGAAGGATGGTGCATTGATAATGCGCTTGGCCAGAGGATCGCGCCGGAAACGCGCCTCATAATCGGCGAATTGCAGGTAGGTTTTATAACCGAGCGTCGTATAGATATCGCGATCGCCATTGAATGATTTGCCGAGGTAGGAAGCCAGAAGAGTTCTGTCGGCAAGGAGCGTCGCCAGCGAATAAATCTTGCGCTCATTTTCCGCTTTGGCGTTTGATTTCGGATTGCGCTTCGCCATTACCAAACACCTCCGGGGCTGACTTTCTGCTGAGTCAGTTCATTGAAGGCTCCGCTGGCAGCATCTATCTGGTCGGCCAGAGAATTAATGCCGCCGTCATAATTATCCGCTTCCCTCAGAAAGGCCTCGTTCCATGCGCCGCGCACGAGCTTTACATTGCCGGCTTCGGCTTGCGCCGAGAACGGTTTCGCCCGTGTGCCCTTCGACTCATGCACGGGATTCGCTCGCGCGATATATCCTTTAGCCCCGAGATTTCTGACATAATAGCCAGCCGTTTGCTTGCCGGCCGCACCGGGGTCCTGCTCAATCACGATCTCCACGCCGTTGCCATCCTGACTGGCAGTGTTATCGGTGGCCTCTTCCACCTTCAAGGCGCTTTCCTGGAGACGAGCGATATGAGTGATATAGAAAAGATTGTTTGCAGATTTCCCCATTTTCACGCCGGCAGTCCAGGATGGTCCCGATATGGCCATCGGGTTGCTCTTATGCTTCGTGGCCGCTTGGTCCCAATAGCGGACTCCGCGAACAAGCGCAGGCGCGGCTTCGACTATCTCGAACCATTCTCTG